AGATACATTATATACAAGGAACCAACGATTTTGTTTTATTTGATGATGAACATGACAATGAATATTATGTATTGTTAGAAAGCCATGAAAATTGGTGTGATACAAGTGTAATGTTAGCTTCTGATATAAATGATTGTCATTATATGTGGATTAATAGATATGAAAGGGGTTATTCTACATCTCTAGATTATATTTATTACAACGATGAATACTATGTAGATTCAGACGTTGCATCTGAACATAATATATATTGGAGAGACTGTTGTGATGAGTATCACCATGAAGATACAGATGGTTGTTGCAGTAACTACGGTAGTAGTGGAGAAACATTCGATTCTGCTTATACACAAATTTACGAAACGGAAAAGTTTGTAGACTTTACAAAAACATCAAATATGAAATATACATTTGGTGTTGAGTTAGAAACATGTAACTCTTCTAATGTACCCTATACAGCAAACATTAACATGAAAGCTGTTTATGATGGTTCAACGGATGGTCTTGAATATGTGTCTGGTGTACTTCATGGAAACAAAGGTATTGAAAACGTTAAAAAAATGTGTGATTTTTTAAATAATAACGATGCTAAAGTTGACAGAAAGTGTGGTGTACATGTACATATTGGTGGTGCAGAATTTAATCGCAGGTTTTCTATTATGATTGCTAGACTATGTAAAGAAATAGAATCAGATTTGTATTCTATATTACCACAATCAAGAAGTGGTAATTCATACTGTCAAAAACTTCCTGATTATGTTTCTGAATTAAACTTTAGAAACTATAGAGATAAACTTGGCTTATTGCTAATGAATACTTCTATAGATAGAAATTATAACAAGAAGAAAAGTCACCCTGGTGGACATTATAATAGTCAAAGATACTATTGGTTAAATATGACTAATTATTCTTGTCGTACAGGGCCTGACACAGTAGAGTTTCGTAATCATGGTGGTACATTAGACTATAAAAAAATCTATAATTGGATTTTAATATGTATGTCTATTGTAAAGTTTGCTGAAAATCAACAGCGACGTATATGGAATTGTGGCTTAAGTGAAAAACACAGAATATCTTTAAAAGATGTTTTAAATTACTCACTTACTCACAAGGATTTTGAAAACGTTTGGACTTACGTAAAAGCAAGAGCTAAACAATTTGGTAATAAACTTTAATATACAGTAGGTAAGAGTAAGTAGTGTACACTCTTTTAAGACCGTGATACTAGTGCGAGCCTGGCGAACCACATGTGCGCCTACTATATATTATTTTAAAATTGTACCCTAACGGGTATAAAATGTATTGATATACTCTTAATTATACCCTAACGGGTGTAATATTGCGTATTAAAATATGAGCCGAATAGAAATATTAATTGGCTCTTATAAAAAACTATGGATAAAGAAAGAATTAAAAAAGAATTAGAATTCATTGAAGAAACAGCTAAAGATATTTCTGCTATGTACATTAATTACTGCGGAGAATATTTACCTGATGAAGACAATGAACTTTTAATATCTATAACTAAACTTAAAAAACTTTTAGAAGATGACTAAACACGAATTTTTAGAATATGGTCAGTTAAATTTTACAGTAAGTAAAAAAACAATGCACTTATATGATACTAAGTATGCTGATGACTATAACGAAACACCTTTTTATTGTACAGTAAACGACGATACAAATTTAGCTTTAGGGCCTGTAAGAAAACAATATACGGTAATGCAAAATATTGATTTGCTTGACATGATACTAAACAAATTAGAAGAAGGTTCTTATGACTTAAGTAATTCAAGATGTGGACAATTTGCTGGTGGTAGAAAAGTGTATTTTTTTATTAAACTAACTGATATAGATACATTTGGAGATGACCAAATAACTAAGTATCTTTACGCACTTTCTTCACATGATGGTAGTCAAAAACTTGTATTCGGTATAAGTACAAAGATGCATAGTTGTTCAAATATGTTTTCTATTCTTATGTCTAGCAAAGATAATACACATGTAATTAAGCACACCAAACAAGTAGAACAAATAGATACTAACAAGATTAACGAAATGGTTAATCGAAATATGGTTGGCTTAAAGAAATTATATAGTAAGCTTAGCGAAAACAGTCCTAATCAAGACTTAATTGAAAGAGCTGCAGATATTATTGCTAGCTCGAAGCTTAAGAAAATTCCTACAAAAACTGCTGAAAGAAGAAAGGAGTTATTGGAATGTATAGAAATGGAGATGGACTCCAAAGGACACACACACTTTGGTTTGTTTAATGGTGTTACTAATTACTTAACACATAGGTATAAAACTAATTGGTCAAACGATTATGAAATGCTTACTGGTAATTCAAACAAATATTCAAACAAAGTACTTAACCTACTTGTTAAAGACCTTTTAGATAAAGGTATAAGCCTAAATTAAATATGAGAGACGAGGTAGAAAAAGCATTACTTGCTAAGTTAATGCAGAAAAAAGATTATTACTATACTTTTTTTACAGTATTAGACACAGAATTATTTGAAAGTTTATTACATAAAGAAGTGTTTAGTGTAATAGATACGCTTTACCAGCAAGGTGAATCGTTTGATATAATCAAAGCTGATAGAGCTTCAAAGATGAATGCATTTAATATGCAGTTTGAAATAGCAAAGATTATGTCATTCGAATCACACTATATGGGCTTCGAAAGCTGCGTAGAATACCTCATGTCAGAGAAGAAACTTGTTAAGTTTAAAAAGTTAATAATAGAATTAAGTGAAAAGTGTGGCGAAAGCGACATCAATGAACTTATAGAATATTCAGTCGAAAAGCTTGGTGGAATTAGTGAGCATAATGACACAGGGCTTCCTGATATGAATACTCAGCTAGATGGTTTCTTATATGAAGTAAATGAAAACTGCAAGAAAGATGGCATAACAGGTATTACAAGTGGATATAAATGCATAGATGAACATACTAATGGTTGGAAAAATCAAGACTTAATTATAGTCGGTGGTGCTTCATCTATGGGTAAGACATCTCTTTCATTAAATCTTGCTCTTAACTCTGCGAAAGCAGGTATACCATCTGTTATATTTTCATACGAGATGTCAGTTAATCAATTACTTACAAGATTAATAAGCTCAGAATCTAATGTAGAAAACAAATCTATATCATCAGGCGAACTAACCAAAGATGATTTCAATAGAGTAATAGACTACTCTAATAAAGTTAAGTCTTTACCACTACATATAGACGAATGTTCTAACACAAGTCTTCGTTATCTAATAAACAGAATCAGAAGGTACGTTGTTAGTAAAAAGGTTAAGCTTGTTATGATTGATTACTTACAACTTGTTAACAATTTTAACAAAGGTAGGAGTCGTGAGCAAGAAGTATCACAAATTGCTAGAGCTTTAAAAAATGTAGCTAAAGAACTAGACATATGTGTTATGGCTTTGTCGCAACTTTCACGTAATGTACAAAACAGACCTGGTTGTAAGCCTTGTCTAGCAGACCTTAGAGAGTCAGGCGAGATAGAACAAGCAGCTGATACTGTAGTTTTTGTATACAGACCTGAATATTATGGTATAGAATCTGATGAGAATGGTAACAGCACAATAGGTAAAGCTGAAATCATTTTTGCCAAAGGTCGTAACATAGGAATTGGTACTGTAAATTTGGATTTCAACAATAAATTTACTAGATTTGTTGAAAAGTCAGATGAAAATAGTTATTTTGTAGTCGATGAATTATAAACAAATTATACGTAAAGTAAGTGAACAAACTAATGTACCTATCTACGCAGTAGAAAGTATTGTAAATAAAACTTTTAAAAGCATAAAAGAATTGCTGACTAAAGAAAACAATATAATGCTGCGAGGGTACTTTAAGTTTGTTACATCGAAAAGAAAACACTACAAAAAACCAGACAAATTAAAAGTAGAACAAATAATTAAATTACCAACTAAAAAATGAAACCAAACATTATTGTAGTAGGAAAGAGTGGCTCAGGTAAGTCATCATCCTTAAGAAATTTAGACCCTAACACAACTGCGGTACTAAATACAGAACGTAAACAACTACCGTTTAAAGGTGCTAATAAGTTTAAGAACGTAGCTGTTCCTAACTTATCTACATTCAACTCTGCTATGGAGAAAGCTATGGCATCTAACGAGATTGAAACTATAGTAGTAGAATCGTTTACTAGTTTAATAGAAATGATATACAGAGAAGCTGATGTTAGATTTAAAGGCTTTGACGTGTGGTCATTTTACAACAAAGAAATAGACAGGATACTTAATCTTTCAAAGAATACAGACAAGTATATTATATACTTAGCTATTGATGGCGCCTACGACAGCGATTCAGGTGTTCAAGAAAGATTTGTTGCCGTTGACGGGAACAGATGGAAGAAGCGTGTCGAAAAAGAATTTGTATGTTGTTTATTTACAGACAACCATTATGGAGATGGAGGAACTAAATTTAGATTTAGAACGCAGTCCAACGGAAACGACTCTGCAAAGAGCCCAATGGAAATGTTTGAAGATTTATATATAGAAAACGACCTTGCACAGGTCATTGAAAAGTGCGAAGAGTATTATAACTAACCTTTAAAAACAAACAAAATGTTTGAAAACATGAACTCAGTAACACTAGAAGAAAAAGCATCTTACTTAAAAGAAGGTGCTTACCTAGTGAAAGTAAAAAGTGTAAAGTCTTCTGATAAGGAAGAAAAAAAACCAAAGATACCTTATGTAGAATTTACAGTTGAGGCAGCTAATGGTTCAATAGCTAAGTTAAAGTTTCAAGGAAGCGACAGTCAAACGTCTGAAAAGGCTAGAGAGATTAGATTAAAAATATTTAAGCAATTCTTATACAATTGTGGTGTTAGAGATTTTGCTAATTGGGTTGCAGCTTGCAAAGAAACAGTTGGAAAGAAAGTAAATGTTTGTTTAGCAAAACGTGATTACTGGACTAACAACCTAGATAATAAACCTGAAATACGACACGTTGTGGAGTATAAGTTTTCCAATCCTGAAAACAAATCTATTATGTTTGATGTAAAATATAATAAAGGTTTATCTCAGAATGATATGCGTGCGTATAATGAAGCTTGTAAGTTTGCTAACACGGCAGATTCAGAAGCACCTAACGACATGCCATTTTAATATATAATAAAGTAGTAGCTCAGGGAACTGGCCTGTTGGCCCAATGAGCTACTGCTTATTATTATGAAACATTCAGCAAAAATATTACACAACCAAATTATATTTACAGATAAATACAGACTTGACGACTACCTTAAAGAATTAGAAGGAGAGTCAGTAGTAATTAGTATAACTAAAAATATACCTAGAAGTATTAATCTGAATAAATATTATTGGAGTGTTGTTGTTACATTACCTGCTAAAGCTTTAGGGTATGAGAAAGAAGAAATGCATAAAGTGTTTAAAGAAAAGTTCTTATACAAAAAAGATTTACTTGATGGTGAGTGGATTAAAATAATTAGAAGTACAACCAAAATATCAAGCAAAGAAATGATTACATACATAGACCAAATCAAAAGGTTTTGCATTGAAGAGCTTGGTGTTTATATCCCCGACCCACATGAGTAAAGAAATATTTATACCAGGTAATGTTAGTTCTAGTAAGAACGGTAAACAATGGACAGGCAAGTATCTTATACACAGTAAAGCTACAAGAAATTATATTAAAAGCAGTAAACCTTTTTATATAGAAAACAAAGAAAAGTTTTTAAAGATGGTTGGTAACAACCCTGAACTACCTTTGATTGTAGACTTTTACTTTATAAGAAACAGCAAACGTAAGTTTGATTATTTGAATCCAGCACAAACAGTACAAGATTTAATGGTTGAGTATGGTTGGATTGAAGACGATAACTGCGATATATTAATACCACACTTTAGTGGTTATCATGTAGATAAAGAAAAAGCAGGAGTAATTATAAAAGTTTTAAAATGAACGAAGTAAAAACAATAGCAGCAATAAGTAGATTAAAATCTTTAATTGAATGGAGTCAAAGATTAGGAAGTGATGAAACTAACGAAATAAAAAACATAATTAAACTTTTAAAAAATGGATAACAAAAGACATTATGTATATGACCCTATGTATCAAGAATACTTACATGAAACAGTATTGAACATAGTTAAAGGTAAGCAAACAGAAAACTCAACAGAAGAAGAACAAATAGAAATCTATAAGAAAGCACACATAGAAGCTGAAGGTATGTTAAATAGCATGCTAAATGTTTACAGCGAAACATTACTTATGGATGAAATTAAAAAAAAGATTGAAGATGAAATTAGATAACAACGGAATTATTACAGACGAAAATTATTTTCAAGACAGAGAATATATATCAGCTAGTATGGTAAAGCAGGCCCTTCAAGGTAGCAAAAAGCAATTCGATTACGCTATGCAACAAAGTATAGAAACCGAAGCAATGCTTGTAGGGTCTGCATTCCATGCTATGATGTTAGAACCTGATGAGTTTAAAAAACTATATGCTTTTGAGCCAGACATGGACAGAAGAACTAAAGCAGGTAAAGCATATATAGCAGAGTGGAAAGAACAGAATCAACACATACCTAATCATGTACCAGGTAAGTATGAGTCTATGCTTCTTAATATGCAAGAAAGTTTAAATAATCACCCTAGATACAAAGAGTTAGTAGTAAAAGAAAACGGAGAATTTGAAAAAATAAATCTGTTTGAATTACTTGGAACTAAATGTAAGGCTAAAGTTGATTACTTTAATACAAAAAACAACTACATAGTAGATATTAAAACATGCCAATCTATAAACGTAGAATCCATATTAGAATCTATTAAGAAGTATATGTATGGTGTACAAGCTGCGTTTTATTTAGATGGAATGAAAGCTCATAAGTTTTACTTTGTCTTTATAGAAAAGAAAGCACCTTATGATGTTTTAGTTATTGATTTTGTAAGTGGTTTAGAAGACTCAAGAAAAGCCTACGAAGCTGGTGTTAAGAACATCAAGTCTTTTGATTTACTTAAAGAAGATGGATACCATATGTTTAACCGTATAATTCAAATATAATGGGGGTAGTAGTTTTTGTATACGGAACTCTTAAAAGAGGTAAGTCAAACAACATACTAATGAGAGGTTCTAAATATTTAGGTATCGGGATGACTGAAGAAAAGTATGTTATGTATGAAGCTGGCATACCTTATGTTTCAGATAAATTTAAACTTACTAATATTGTAGGTGAATTATACGAAGTAGATAGGCATACTTTAAAAGCTTTAGACAATCTTGAAGGACATCCTGTCTGGTATAAAAGAAAAGAAATAGAAGTTCATTTTCTTGAAGACCATATAGCAAAGTTTAGTAAAGAAGATATAAAACCTATAACAGCTTGGTTGTACTTTAATGATGACATACCAGTCAGCGCTGAGGTAAATGAAACAGGTATATATCAAACTAAAAGAAGTCAAATTAACGCACTAATAAATTAAAATGGTAACACTTAAAGAAGTTTTAGAAACAGTTTCTTATGTGTGTAAAGTATCTTTGACTCAAATGCGTTCTAAAAAAAGGTATAGACTCTTTAGCGAAGCTAGGGGTTTATACTTTTTATTCGCAAGAGATTATACCGATTGTGGTGTACAAGAAATTGCTAAGTATATAAACAGGCATCATGCTACATGCATACATTATAGCAAGATTACTCCACAACTTTTAAAGTATGATAAAAAATACCGAATAACATACGGAGACATAGAGGGTAGGCTTAACAAAATTAAAAATCTAGACGATGAAGCAAATGACGATAAGCTTAAGCAAATTGACTTTCAAATTGCGGAATTACTCAAAGAAAAAAACAGAATTGTGTCTACAAAAAAAGATACATAACATAGTTTCTGAAGAGTTGCACGTTGGAACAACGATGGAAGAAATAAACAATCCAAAATATAACAGCCGATTACATAAAAGTTTAAAGCTAAAATTTGGACACAAATCAAATGGGTGTGAAATTGAAATAACAGACTTCGCACTAATTAGTACTCACGGAAAAACAACTAAAAGATTTCAAGATGATTAAATTAATTGGATTATTATTAGTAGCTTGTATAGTATTTATGTCATGCTACTTTACTAACGAAAAAACTCAGAATGATGAAAGGTTTACTGACAAGACTTTTAAAAAGACTAACCAAAAAAACAAAAAACAAAAAGTTAATTCGAAGGTACCTAAGTATAAAACACAGAATGCACTTAAGTCAAGAGGCTCTAAACAAAAGAATAAAAAATCTATAAAGAAATGAGTCAATCAAAACGAGAGTCTATTATTAAAATGAATAAGAAAGACAATAAGATTATAAACACAAAACTTATTCCTGACCTTATTAAATTAATAGAAGAAGCAGAAGCTAAAAAGAAAGAAGATGGTAAATCATAAAAAAGTATACTGTACCTTTTTTAATTTAGATGTAAGTGACCAGATTTATTGTACCAATTGTGGCAAAGTAGCCGTAGACATTCATCATATAAATGCTCGTGGTATGGGGGGTTCGAGTAAAGACTATATAGAAAACTTAGTAGCTCTATGTAGGAGTTGTCATAACGATGTGGAGTCAAGCTCGGCATTAAACAAATTAGTTAGAATTAAACACTTATATAAAGTTATTATGAAACTACAGGATTAATAGTCCTGTAGTTTTTTTACAAAAGCAGTATATATAAACGGTACATACAGTTGTATCTCTTTTTGATTATAATACTCATCAGCTTCAAAAGTTCTAAAGCCTAGCATTATACCCCAATACAAACCAAGTTCTATTGTGTATGACTTATATGTTATTTGAAATATATGATACATAATTTTATTTAATTGGGACATTGTAATAATACTCACACTGCATTCCATGTTTCTTATGCCATACAAATGCGTGCGCTCGTTTCATGCTTGATATATATCCAC